CAAATGGCCCGGGATACTCTCCTGTATCTTCCTGTGTACATCGAGCAGAACCGAAAATTCGGCCAGGCGATACTTGGGGAAGCATGAATCATAACAGATTCTGCTTCCTTGTATCGGCAGGCCGAAAAACCAGACCTTTAGAGCCATGGATGACATGTGAAGTACTGTCTTCATATGTCGCCCTAAAGTTCATAAGGTCAGATGGTCGGTTTGACGTACACTCTTGCACGGCCAGTATATGGCCGTGAACCATAGGGGTATTTTGATGGGGCTAAAAAATCTTACCAGATACGTCTCATTTCGAGGCCGAGTCTGGAGGCAACCAGGTGACCTGCCGATCTTTTACGGCTTTTTTGGTTCAGTTGTCCCATTAGGCTATGATCGCCATATTGGGGCAAATGTTCCTCAAAGACGTAAATTGATTCGTGCAGGTGTAAGTGCATCTGGGAGCTTAGCCGTCAAAGTATCTACTGCCGAGGCTACAGATCTAAGTACGGAATTAACGTACAGAAAATCTGCCAATCCTGACAGTAAGGACTACAATGTGGTCGGAGGTAGTATGGGAGCAGACGGGGTTATCCTCGGCTGTAATCATCCCATTTCTATGTCCGCCCACGTTGGGTCTTCCTCTATGGCTGCAGCACGTGCGATTGCCATACGACAGCTACAGAAGACTTTCACAGCAAGGCGCCGCCAATTTCAAGGCGGCGTTTTTGCCGGAGAGCTTATGAAAACTATCGGGATGGTAGCCAAGCCAGCCAAGTCTATGCAACAGAAAGCCCGAAGGTTCAGCTCTCGTCTGAGGCAACTCAGGAAACGAGGCTACCTAAGAAGTAAGGGCGAAAACTTTGCAAAGGTCGTGGCTGATTCCTGGTTGGAACTAACATTCGGGTGGAAACCATTACTATCCGATGTCAGGGACGGTGCACTTGCCTTAGCCAGAGTCGCTACTCGCGACGCTTTACAGCGTCAACAGTTTCGAGCGTATGGCGAAGACATAGTGCCTGTCACGACCGCCAATATAACTACATTCTGTAGTTTAGACCCATTCAACACCCTCGTTTATACGGGGACTAGATTGGTGTCTAATACTTCAGTTTGTATTTTGTATGGCGCGTGGTCCACCAGGTTAGCGAGCCCCGAGACATTAGGTCAACAAGCTAGCAGGTTAGCGGAACTCAGTGGTTTAAACTGGGAAGACGTCCCTGCTCAAGTTTGGGAACTAGTGCCCTGGAGCTTTCTCGTCGACTACTTTATTAATGTAGGAGACGTGATTGAGGCAGCCGCAAATACCTTTAACGGTCCAGCGTGGGTTACCGAGGTTAATACTGTCATCTCTAAACAAGAAGACAGCATACATCTCGATATACCTGCAATGAAAACCGCTCTCGGTGGTTTGTATCTAACCTCAAGCGACATTGGATCAAACGTGCAATCGAGCTACCGTACGGTTTCTCGTGGGGCCTATGCTGGGTCATTACAACCCGAACTGGCCTTCCGATTACCAGTGGACATGCAGTGGTTGAACATCGCTGCATTAGTAGCTGGCGGGAAACCTCTTCAACCTTTCCTTAAATAGTAGGGAGAAACAAATGAGTAACCTAGCGACTGTCGACACGTTGCGCAGAACGCTGATTCGTCGTGGTCATATCTTTCCGACGAGGGATCAGCAGGATTCAAAATGTTTACTTTTGAACCATGGTGAGTACCTAGTCAGTCTGCTATCCCATGACGAAGAGCTCGTTGACTTCCTAAACGCCTCAGGTGGGGACTTTTGGTCCTACGAAGAGACGCATGGAATGAAACGAGAAGATGGTTCTCATGCCTCAGACCTTGGTCAAGATTTCGACCTTTGGGTCGATGCGGTGAAGTTCGTTTGGCTGCTCCATGGAGTCAGCGAAGCTCTTGAGATGATTAAGAGCGGCGGTGGCCTCTATGGGTGGACAAACAAAAACACCCTTGATCAGCGAATGAAGTATGTGGATCATCTGGTTACCATTGCTCAGAAGCGACTTCGCCTTACCGGAGTTAAATACTCTGATATGGCGGAGTTCTTTGCTGATGCCGTTTCAACGAAAGTTATCACGGCTAGGCTTAACCGAATTCTAGACGTTAGAGGAAACTCTAGTGTCCATTAAACGGTTTCTGAGTCAGGGGTCCTACTTTATGGATAAGGATTCTTTCCACAACTACAAAGAAAGGTGGCCAAAATGGCTGTAGCACTCACCTCTCCCGTTACCGGGGGAGCCCAGACGGGCTTCACATCGCCTACTTACACGCACGTGTCCGATATCGCTTTGGACACGAACGGTAAGCAGTACGCTGTAACCGCCCTCGGAGGTACGCAAGCAGGTGTCAGGGTCCATTCAACATCGGACCCATTCACGTTTCTCTACGTGAGGCCGAAGACTTACAAAAGTCTCGGCACTGTGCATCCTGTCACGGGTCGTCTCCAAAGCGTGCCGAAAAACACCCACCTGATTAAGATCGCTAAAGGAGCGATCCCTCTGGCAGGGCAGCCATCGTCAGTGATGACGGTACGCTGCATGCTGGAGATTCCGGCGGGCTCGGACACTGCGGAT